CGAACATTTCGAACGCGACATCCTGGGAGAGCCGGTGTCGAATGTTGTTCGGCTCGTCGTCTCTCAGTTGCAGCATGATGGGACCGTTGTTTCGTGGGCCTGTTATCGCCGCCCGCATGAACATCATTTCTACACCGAGGATCCTGAATTGAACCCAACCGCGCAGCCGCGCGGGTTTCCCGTTGACGCGCCTTGCATCGTCGTGCCGCTCACGGCGATGTTCGAACGCGTCTTCCATGCCGCCACCACATTACTAGCGAAGCAAAATCGCGGCGCCGTCAACGATGGCTTGCCGGGGCTGGTGTGGGCCGACAACGCGCGCACAAAGGTTGTCGGGTTGACGCTGGAAGAAACAAAAGAATTCCGCACCTTCCTGCGAACGGGCGAGCCAGGAAAACTCCGACACATCCCACGCTACATGGAGCTCTTGGAAAAGTATGAGCGCGGCAAGGTTCAGGCGGCGTTCAGCAAGGAATTAGCGGCATGCTAAAGCAACAGCTTCGACACCGGAATTGAATTCGCGTCGTTGAGCTGCGTGAGCACACGCCCGGACGCGCCCGCCGGTAGGGAATAATCCCACCGGATTTTTTGAAAGGGTTACACGATGGACACGATTCACGCACTGCAGGAGCAGCGCGGCTTGAAGCATGCTGAGCTGCAGCCACTGCTGCTCAAAGGCGCAACCGGCGAACTTGCAGACGCCGAACGTCAGCACCTGACTGAACTCGACGCGGACATCAGCAAGCTCGACGACCGGATCCGCTTTGCCAAGCGCGCCGCCGAGGCTGAGCGGCAGATGAACGGTCAGCCGGTCACCAGCGGCGGAGACCGCCACTTCGACATGGAGTGCCGCGCGTTCAGTTTGCGCGCGGCCATCTGCAGTCAGATTCCTGGCCTCAACGTCGATGCCGCACGCGAACGCGAAATTTCCGCCGAGCTGCAACGCCGCTCCGGCCGCTCCGCCGAAGGCATGCTGGTTCCGATCGAAATTTTTCAAAAACGCGTCGTAACCTCGACGCTGCCGGCCGCCGGACCAGGCGGCACAATCATTCCGATGGACTATGCCGCCGGGGACTACATCGACCGATTGCGCGAAGCGATGGTTATCCGAAAACTCGGTGCTCGTGTCCTTAGCGGCCTGACTGGAAACCTTGGAATTCCAAAATTGCAAACCTCGGCGATAGGCTATTGGGTTGGAGAAAACAGCAACATCACAGCGTCCGACGTCGAGTTGGACATGGTCCCGATGACTCCGAAACACGTCGGGTGCTTGACCGAATACTCGCGCAATATGCTCATGCAAAGCAGCCCCGACATCGAGCAGCTGCTGCGTGATGACTTCGCGCAAATCCTCGCTCGGGCGCTCGACCTTGCGGCCATCAAAGGCGGCGGGGCGAACGAGCCCACTGGTGTCCTGGCATCGAGCGGCATCGGCGACGTACCGATCGGCGCAGCTGGTGGCCCCATCACCTGGGCGCTCATCACGTCGCTCATCACTGCCATCGACACCTCCAACGCACTCAATGGCAGTCTCGGATTCCTCACCAACAGCAAGGTGACGGGCGCGGCGAGCGGGATTCTGAAATCCACCGCCGACACGAGTTCGACCTTCATCCTCGAAAGCCCCGGCGCTTCGACGCTCGCCGGCTATCCGCTCGGTGTCACCAACCTGGTGCCCAGTAACCTGGTCAAAGGCGGCAGCGGCGCCGTCTGCTCCGCATTAATTTTCGGAAACTTTAGCGACATGCTCGTCGGATATTGGAGCGCATTCGACGTGTTGGTGAACCCGTATTCCGAAACCGCGTACACCAAAGGCAACGTGCTGATTCGCGGCATGATGACCGCCGACATCACGCTGCGGCATGTCGAGTCGTTTGCGGCCATCAAAGACATCACGACGTAAAGGGGCATCACATGATTCCCCACGCCGACGAAAGTCTGTCGGAGTTTCTCGACAGGTGTACGCAAGCATACGGCTCGGAAGAGTGCATGCTGATGTGGGATGAGGCGCGTTCTTCCACCTCAAATAATCTCGAGCGGCGCTCAGCCCCGCTCGAGGTTCGCGCCAAAGGACGTCGTATTGATGGATACGCCGCCACCTTTGGCGTCGAAGCGCGGTTGCCGGGGGTGACGGAAGTACTCACCCCCGGCGCCTTCGCTGCCTCTCTGCGGAGCAACAGCGACATTCTTGCGCTCTTCGACCACGACGCCACGAAAATCCTGGCGCGCACCCGAAGCAAGACGCTGCGTCTCAGTGAAGATAGCAAAGGACTGGCGTTCGATTTGGACATCCCCGACACCAGTCACGGCCGCGACGTGCTGGCGCTGGCTGAGCGCGGTGACTTGGGCGGCATGTCGTTCGGCTTTTACGTCAGCAAGGGCGGCGAGCGATGGGAGGGCGACAAGCGCACCTTAACCGCGGTCGACCTGCGTGAAATCTCCGTCGTCAGTTCCTGGCCGGCATACGGAGAGACCGTGGTGAACGCGCGGAGCAAAGGTTGTACTACAACCTTTTCCCGCCTCGCCATGGCGCAGCGCTATCTCGACCTCGTCGGGAGGCGCTGATGGGCCTCCTCACCCGTATCGCCACCTACTTCGAGGGTGCGACTGAGACTCGCTCCCTGCCGAGTGACCCGTACTGGGCGAACTTCGCCGCAGCACGTGGCCTTGGCTCCCCGACCGCCGACAACGTTCTCAGCAACCTGGCGGTCGCCGCACGCTGCATTCAGTTGCGCAGCGAGATACTCGCCAGCGTTCCGTTGTTCCTGTTCCGCCGTGACACCGATGGTGGCCGCACCCGCGCCGACGACAATCCTCTTTACGGTGTGCTGCACGACATTGCCAACGACGGCCAGAGCGCGTTCGAGTTTCGCGAACTCCTGGTCCGCAGCCTCGACCTGCACGGCAACAGCTATTCCCGGATCCTGCGCAACGCCCGCGGCCAGGTGACCGCGCTGCTACCGATGCTACCCGGCGACGTTCAAGTCGAACGGCTCCCCAATGGGCGCTTGCGATACAAGCTGTACGACGGCACCAGGACCGAGATTCTGCTCGCCGAAGAGGTGCTGCACGTGCGGGGCGCATCGCGCGACGGTGTCATCGGCCTCTCGCCCATCGCCATTGCCCGTGGCGCGCTGACGCTGGCATTGAGCCACCAGCACTCGGCGCAGGCTCTGAGTGAGAATGCGCTGCGCCCCGCCGGCATGCTGTCGTTTCCGGATAGGATGGACAAAACGCAGCGGCAGTTCGTGCGCGACTTTGCGACAAATGAATACGCGGGCACACTCAATGCCGGTAAGTTTTTGATTTTGGACGCCGGCGCGAAATACGAAAAGCTTTCGTTCTCGCCCGAGGACGCGCAATTCCTCGAGACGAGAAAGTTGGCAAACGAAGACATCTGCCGCATCTTTGGCGTGCCGCCGACGGCCGCCGGCATCTTGGACAAGGCAACATACAGCAACACCGAGCAGGAAGCGCGCTCGCTGGTGCAGAACAGCATCGGGCCGCTGGCCAGCCGCATCGAGGCGGCGATGCAACGCTGCCTGCTCACCGACGTGGGGCGCCGGACGCTGTACGTGGAGCACGACCTCGACGGCCTGCTGCGAGGCGACGTCAGGTCACGGTTCGAGGCGTACCGACTCGCGCGTGAGATTGGCGTCTACAGCCCGAACGATATTCGGCGAAAGGAAAACGAGCCACCCATCGCTGAAGGCGACGAGTATTCCTCGCCGGCAAACTGGATGCGGCTAGGTGAGCCGCCGCAGGGACAATGAACCGTGGCGCGCCTCGTCACAGAGAAGGAAGCTGCAGAGGCCATCGGCCTGGAGCTGGCGACCTTCCGTGCCTGGGTCGAGTTGGGCCGCCTGCCGAAGGCAATACCAGACTGCGGAAAATTTGACTTGAAGGCGATAGACGCGGCGATCGACAGAATTTCAGGACTCGGCGGTCCGAGCAATGCGCTTGACGCCTGGAGGGCAAAGAATGCGCGTTCGGCTTAAAGGCATCCACGGCGTCAAGGTCAAGCTCGCGAGCGGCGAGACGACGGAATATCACTATGCTTGGCGAGGTGGTCCGCGCCTGGTTGGCAAGCCCGGCTCGCCGGAATTTCTGGCCAGCTATACGGCTGCCCATGCCTCTCGCCGCCAAGCGGACGGTTCGAGCTTTCATTCCGTCATCGCCGGCTACAAGGCCAGCCAGGACTTTGCAGGGCTGAAGGCGCGCACCAGGACCGACTACGTCCGGTTCATCGCCCGCATCGAGCAGGCCTTTGGCGACCTACCGCTGGCCGCGCTCGAGGACGGCCGCGTCACCCGCGATTTCCTGGATTGGCGCGACAGCATGGCCCACAGCCCGAAGCAGGCCGACTACGCCTGGATAGTGTTGATGCGGTTGCTGTCGTGGGCGCGAGCTCGTGGGCTCACAGCCTACCGGCCGCCCGAGCGGGTCCAGCGCCTATACCATGGCGACCGCTCGGAAAAGATATGGACCGAGCAGAACATCGCTGCCTTCATGGCGGTGGCGTCGGATCCGTTGCAACGAGCGATGGTGCTGGCGCTCGAAACCGGCCAGCGGCAAGGCGACCTTTTGGTGCTGCCGTGGTCGGCCTACGACGGAACCTGGCTCCGACTGCGGCAGGGGAAGACGGGGCGGCAGGTCAACGTCCCGGTCACCCGTCGGCTGCGGGCGGTGCTTGAGAACACCAAGCGGTCCGCCACCGTCATCCTCACCGACGCGCGCGGCATCGCGTGGGCGACCAACAGTTTCCGCAAGAGATGGGCCGAGGCGACCCGTAAGGCTGGCCTGACGGGCCTCACGTTCCACGACCTGCGTGGCACGGCGGTCACTCGATTGGCCGAGGCTGGATGCTCGAACGTCGAGATAGCTTCTATCACCGGGCACAACATGCGCGACGTCGGGGCCATCCTCGATAAGTACGTCGCGCGCACCGACACGATCGCGCTGGCCGCCATCGCCAAGCTCGAGCGGGGCAAGCCATGACGACCGTCAGCGAGGACAAATACTACGAAGAACACGCTGCTTTGCTAGGGCGCGTCACGTTGGCCTGGAACGATTGCCACTACATGGTTCTTTCGATCTTCCACACCCTGTCCGGCGAAAGTTGGGAAAAGGCATACGCTACTTTTCTTGCGCTCAAGTCTGACCATGCTCGACGGGAAATTACGCTGAAGCTTATGAAGCAAGTGCTCAATACCGAGAATGATGAGCCGATTAGAAAGCGTGGCACGCACCTACTCGGCCAACTCAGGGGGCTAGCAAGTGAACGGAATTTGGCCACCCATACGATGTGGGTGACGGTGATGGAGCAACGTGAGTGCCCGCCAGAGGTCCGGCCATATCCGGCCCTTCCGTGGCCCAAAGAACTCGAAGAGGACTTCAAGTCTCAATTCTCAAATCTGACGATGACCCTGGGGAGCCTGTTTCGGGAACTCTGGCTGTGGCGCGACGAGCTGCAGCGCGGGGCAAGTCGTGAACGGAAACTGTAAAATGACCTGTAAAATGCCGTTGGTCGGTCCGGCTAAGTCTTGGAAGCCACGGCCGAAATTAAACCATGGTGCACGGACTAGTGGTCCGATTCCGAAGTTCGTAAACACTCGCGGCACG